TGTTCCTAAGAATATATCTGGTGATGTTGTTGTTGTTGGTTCCGATGAATATAACAAACTTATTGAACAGAACAAAGAACTATCAAACAAAATTAAAAAAGAAACATCCGTATTAATTGAATATGGCAATCAAGTTGAAAACCGGTTAATGAAAGTCGAAGAAATCAATAGTTCGCTTTTAAAAGAAAACAACGATTTAAAAATAAAAATAGAGAAACAAAGCAAAGAGAAATTTAAGTATATCGCACTTAGTATAGGACTGGCATCAATTATTGTTATTTATTTAATCTTTAAAATAAGCAAGTTTTTTTAATTAAAGTGCGAATCGTATGAGATATGAAAAAATGGAATGAAAGCAAAAAGTTTTTATTCGCGGGCATATCAATTGCATTAATTTTTATTGTTTGGTTTGTTTCATTACTGATAATGTCATTCAATTCTGAAATTGCATCTGGTGTTGTATCTCTTGGTTCAATCGTTATTGGTATTTTTGGGGGTATTGCGACATTTTATCTAACTGGTCAATCAATAGTAGATATGCGTGTTGACCAGCAAAATTCTGCAAATGTTGACTCTATCACATCATATGACCATCAGCTTTTCCAAGAGGGTAGAGCTAAAGATTATTCCTGACAGTTTTACACAGTTTACACAGAATAAACTTTATAAAAAATTATTATAAGCGTTTTTTAGCTTTTCCGCTTGTGTAAGTCATTGAACACCAACACATAAAATCTATAATAAATAAGAACAGAATTGCAAATAGACTGCGCCTTTATGTGCATGTGTCTGTATATCAGTTATTTGCTACTATCTGGAATATCTTTTTTATACTGGTTTTACACTATAAAAAGTTGTTGTTGACTTCTATGGGTTAACCTTTTCACTTTTACGCATGGTTACACAAAATAAGGTGCTACGGAAAGAATATCCAAGAATATACGCAACCTACAAAGGGGACTACAAATATTTCCTAGTTGATTGTCGCTGCAAAGGTTGGTTTGGAAAAGGTCAAATATATTTCAAGAACAAGGAAGATGCTTTTGATTTTGCCAGAAAACACGCTGAACAAGCAAAAACACTTGGATTGAATCAACTGGCAGATTCACAAGGTTATTTGAAATATGATAGACTTCTAAAACCATACGGCATGACCGTCAAAGAACTGGTTGAATCTTTTTTATCTGAAAAACAGAAAAAACAAGTCATGCTACATGACACATTGGAAGAGTTCATTGACAGCAAGAACAAAAGTGGATTAAGAAAAGCAACACTTGAACATATAAATCGAATGTCATCCATGTTAAAAAGATACACTGGCAAGGATATGATTGTTAGTGATGTTACAACTGAAATGTTGGTTCAAGGATTGAAGTCTGATAACATTAACCATCCTGCAACCATAAAGAACTATGTCCGTTTCTTTTCTGTTTATTTCAATTGGATGAAAAAACATTATAACATTGAAAACAATTCTTACCAGAAGATTGTGATTCCAAGAATGGATAAGGTGGCAATATGTCATTTGAATTTTTCTTCTGTCACTTTATTGTTGTCCATTTGTAAGAAGAAATATCCTAATATATATCCATATATCTGCATTGCTTTATTCACTGGAATCAGACCAAGTGAAATTGTTAATCTAAACACTGATAATATCAATTTGAATAATAAGAATATAAAAATAACAGTATCGAAGACCAGACAACCACGCTTTGCCATCATTCCACCAAATTTTGTTGAATATTTAAATTCGAATCCAATTATAAAGAACAGAATATTTTTCAGTAAACAACAGTTTTCTGCTCTAAAGACAGATTTGATAAAAGATAATATAACTTGGCAACAAGATATTTTGAGACATACAAGCATCACCTACAGTTGCCAGTTGAATTCTATTCATGATGTTGCCTTGTCCCATGGAAATTCTGAGAATGTCATCCATTCTCATTATTTGGGCATAACCACAAAGGATGAGGCAATAAAGTTCTATTCAATCATCCTCTAGGATTAGTTTTTTAATTCAATATAAACGGATTGGAGAGGTTTTTGATGATTGGTAGTGTCTTTGTATGGTTCAGGTATCAAAAACCTCTGTAGCACGCTAAAACGATTGAATCTCTCACATCTACAATTCTTTTGTCAGTTTTACCTAGCTTGTTTAAGGTTTTGAATTTTGATAAATCAAACATTCTTTCGAGTTCGTTTTTAACAAAGTCTTTTGGTTTCATTCCTTTTACTCTTGCTTTACCAAATAAAGCTTTCCTTGCGGTTGTTGCATTAACTAAAACAACATCTTTTTTATAATATTCACCCAGAACATATTCACATATTCCATTGAATCTTGCTAGTTTCACCAAGATTTGTTGCTTTGTGAATCCACCAGCAAAACCAATTAGAGGTGATTCAAGAACAATTATATCAAAGTCAATTCGGGTTGAATCAATATGATTTTTTATAATTTCTATCTTTTCTTTGAAACTATATTCTTTTTTTAAGTCAACAAAACTAGCGTGTTTTATTTTATTTGTGTCATCATTATCTACAATAGCAATTCCACAAGTTGAAGTTGAAGCATCTATTCCAATGGTTACCATGTTAAGAATAATTATTAAGTAAATTCTATATTAACTAGTATTTATGCGTTCTCCAAAGATTTAGTAATAAAAAGTTCTATTCAATCACCCTCTAGGATTAGTTTTTTAATTCAATATAAACGGATTGGAGAGGTTTTGTTTTTCTCTTAGTGTCTTTGTATGGTTGAGATTGTTTCACTGTGCGGCAAGCGGTCACTGTCGTTCCGCTTGCCTGTAGGTTATTGTTAATTTTAAAAATAAAAAGAAACCGTAGTTGGCATGTTATTTTGCGCTTACTAACTATCATTTTTAGAGTGCTTATGATATTGGTTTCAAATAATTTCTGGTTGTTACCGAAAAAACCAACTACGGCTATAGATATAAATATTGATTGTAATTCTAAAAATGTAATATTTCTTTCTTTATTAGAATTGCCGCTGTTATATTTTTAATTTTTTAAAATAATAAGTAAAAAATAATAAGTTTAGGAATTAATATTCAAAGGAGGGGTTGCTTGTGAACATAGTTAACCTGTAGCAGATTAACTATGACAACTAGGAATTATATATTCAAAGTGTGGGGAGATGTTTGATTTACACAGGGGAAAGTCACCAACAAAAACCTGATCGCTATTAAAAGCAGTAAATCAATAGTTATTACAATTGCTTGTAAGACAAAGATAAGTTTAGAATTTATCCTTAATGAAGTGGTTACTAAGCATCATTTGCTTCATTTATTCATTTTTTGACAACCGAAAACCAGAACTTGTTGAAAAACCGTTCATCTGGGGGTTATCTACTCTAGGTCAGCCGTTTTATCGCATCTTGCCAGATTTTGAATTGTAGTTGTTATTTTAAGAGTTAACCCATTCAAGAAGCACTCTGTAATGATATATATTAATGTATTTTCTAAAACATTCAAGTATTTTTAATTATTCTTAATTTATTTTTAAATCATATATTAAAATATGGAGTTTGTCAATTACTCACATCAGATTGACAAACCAACAATATTGTTGTTGTCGTTATAAGTCAGAAAATACTCCTAGTTATACTCTATCCTTAACTGGATAGAGTTTTTTATCTTTTTATACTTATTTTAATAAAAAGTGATGTTTTTATAATTCAAACACTATTTATATTTGTTGGTTATAAAATCAACAACAACAACAATATTAAATTAGGAGTTAGAAATGAGAACATTAAAAAGAAAGATATATTCAGCAAGATATTACAACAACAAATATAATTCGGATAAGATATTCAAATGCTATATAACGACCTTAACTTGCATCAGACGGGTTTTAAACTCGTCACCTAAAACAAGAAAGAACAGAATAGGAAAGAAACTAGCAGAAAAGATTGGTGTTTCTACTGAAACAACAAAAGAACAAATGATTCAAATGTTGTTATCTAACAGTGATACATTAAGTTCAATCGAAAAGACCTACATAGCAGCGTATGGAATTAATTCAGAATTTGAAATAGACCATATTATAAATCTTAGAATGGCAGGTTTCAAACCAGAACTTAAAGACACGATAAATCATTTGAACAACTTACAGATTGTCTCAAAGAAATATAATAGATCAACCAGAACCAGAGACGCTCTGCGGGAAATTAGTATGTCAGATATAGCAAACAATTCAATTGAGGTTATCAGGTCTTTTTTCAAAACCCTAAAACAATGCACAACATAAGACTATGAAAAACAAACTATTCAACGAATTACAAAAAGCAAGTAAAGAAGAACTAATAGGAATAATAGAAGATATTTATTCAAGTAGTGGAAACGGTGACAGCATATCACCAATGCAATATAAGCTCTTCCAGATCATTTTTAAAAGAAGAAATAACAACAACAGCAAAGGAGTAAAATAAATGAAAACAAATATACAGAAAGTAAGAAAGATAAACGAAACATTTATGGTAAATGTTTATCCAAGTTTAATCAATAATGGTTTATTCACAAATGACACAATTATTGAAATGTTTTATGATTGCATAAATAAGAACCTCGAGAATTTAGCAATTGAGAGATTGGAATTGGACAATGCAATTCAGGAAAGCAAGTTCATTCTGAAAGCAATAGAAGAAGCAAAGAATTGTGGAAAATAATATGACTATAAAAAAATTCTCGAACAAACAAGAATGTGACGCAAGAAAACTCTCAATAATAGGTGATAGTGCTGCTGATATATACGAAGACTTTAATTATGATGTTTTAGATATTGAGAGTCTTCCTAAACAACTAGAAGACACCCAAGACCAAGTGGACATATTATCGAAACTGTTTTCATTCTTACTATCAAAGCATCACAAGCAACCTATAACTGTAATGCGTAGATTATATTCCTTGGTTTATATTATAAAACCAGCATTGATAGATGGAATGACACTAGATCAATTAGGGCAAATGTTAGGTTGCACAAGGCAAGCTATGTCAAGATGGGTTGTAAGCTTTGAGGATGAAACAGATATTCAATCCAGAAATGGACACAGCAAAGAAGTCAGGAAGAGACTTAAAGACATTCCAAAAAGAAAGAATAAGCCGTATTGTTGACAAGTTCTTATTATTGTGAATTACAGATATGACATATTGAATAAGATTATAAAAAGAAATCTATTTGGAGTAAAACACTAAGGCGAGGGTCACGCGACAGCTAGTTAATTCTCTATGCACAAGAAAACCAATCAAGAGCGCAATAAAAGGGGTGAACTAACAGAATTATCAAAGAAATATGATATTCCTTTAAGCGTGTTATGTCGATATAGAAAAAAAGGCATAGATATTTACGATGAACATGCTGTTCAGATGGAACATTCCACAACAGCACAAGGACAAGCGCAAAAGTCAAAGACAATATCAATAAGGAAGCTTTCCCTAAATGATAAACTTGGACTTAAAGCATCAATTGAACGACTAGAAGAAGCTGAAAGACATGCAGCAAAATCATATGAGGATGCAATTGCATCAGGTGACCTAGTAAATATTAATCATTCTTTCAGATATTGGAATTCCATTTCAGATACACTTAGAAAAATATCAATTGCACATCCACAGATTCTACAAGAAGAATCAAAAACAGTTGAATTAGCAGTTTTGAAGAAAGACTTAAACGAATTGTTTTCTAGTGTTAGGACTATTTTACAGAACTTACCTAGAAGACTATCACCAGAACTTGTTGGTAAAGATGTTATTACAATACAACAGTTGTTAGAACATGAGATTAACCAGACAATTCATTTATTGAGCGAAGGAAGCTTCCTAGCCAATGAATGACAAGGTTTCAATCATTGTCAAAGAGGTTTTAAATAAGGTATTCAGACTACCAGAAAAACTCTCAATTATAGAATGGTGTCAGAAATATATTGTTCTTTCAGCTATGACAAGCGGACATGCTGGCAAGTATCAAATAAAAAAGACTCCTTATCTACAAGCTGTTTATAATGATATTGAGAATCCAAGGATTAGGCAAGTAACGATGTTGAAGTCTGCACAGATAGGTGCCACTACATTGGCGAATAATATTATATTATGGTATGTTGCTAATAGGAATGTTCCAATACTTTATGCAACATCAACTAATGACATGGCAAGAGCTTTCTCTGAACGGTCATTGCATCCATCTGTTCAATTATGTAAACCTGTCCAACCATTAAGAACACAAGATATTGACGATGAAAGAAGACAACAAATCAATTTCACCAATTGCATTGTCAGGTTATCAAGTGGGTCATCCGTTTCTTCATTAGCATCAAATCCAATATGTGTATTGATAGCGGATGAGTTGAGTAAATGGGACAATGATAAGAATGAAGCACAATCAATTGACTTAGCAAGAGCAAGACTAATATCATATCCATATGATTCTAAGATGTTGGTGATGTCAACACCAATCGAAGAGAATGTCTGTCCAACTTACAAAGAATATAAAAAAGGTTCACAAACACAAATACACATTCAGTGTCCATCTTGCAAGAATCACTTCCATCCTACAATTGACTTATTAAATGCACCAGATAACGCTAAAAATGAACATGGTGATTATGACCATGATTTAATAAAGAAGAACACTAGAATCAGGTGTCAACACTGTCAGACCTTACATTCTGAAAACAAAAAGCGTCAAATGGTTGAGAATCACATTACAGTTGACACCAATACGGAATGTGACAAGGAACATAGATCATATTTAATCAACAGCTTAGTTTCTTATGATGTTAGTTGGGGTCATCTTCTATCTCTCTACATACAATCCAAGGACGATTTGGATGCAAGAAAGTATCTTCACACTAATTATCTGGCAACACCTTGGAAACATGTAGCAGCAACAATAAAAACAGAGCTTATTGACGGCATTATTGACAAGTCTCCAAAGTATTTTCTGAAAAGCTTACCAGAAGAACCTTTAATCTTAATAGGTTCAATAGACACACAGAAAGACCATTATTATTATTCTGTTTATGGTTTATTAAAGAATGATCGAATGTGTTTGGTTGATTATGGTATGGCTCAAACATCACAGGACTTAGATACAGTAATTAGTAAGACCTATAATTATAACAACAAAGAACACAGCGTTTATAAATATGTCATAGACCAAGGTGGAAATCGCACAAATGAGGTTCAGGAATATGCACTTAAAAACGCTAATAAAATAATTTGTTGTGTAGGTAGAAATGAAAGAAACGGACTTTATGCACCTGTGAGAGAATCACAAATAACAGTTGCAGGAGTATCTTTGCCACTTCTTTTGATAAATGATGTTTACCACAAGCAGATATGTTACTTGAGGTGGATTAAACAGAATACGGGTGAATTGCTATTACCTCAAGATACATCAGATGAATATAAAACTGGAATAACTGCTGAAAGACTAGAAGAGAAGTCACAGAAAAACGGATTGACAAGGTTTGAATGGGTATCTGGTAGGAACAACCATTATGGCGATTGTCTCATTTATGCAACAGCGTTATCCCTACTCTTGAGACCGATCATAACACAACAGCAAGTTGACAAATCATAATTATTATTATGGAACAATTTATTTCTGCACTCTTAAACATGTCAATTGAAGACAAGTCAGATGCGAAGATTAAAATATTAAGAGACAAAGCATGGAACAAAATAGTTTCTGGTTTGGGAAAAGAAATGACTTCAGTTAATTTAAATGGCAAGTCTTATTCTTACAACCAGAGCATGACAGCCATTCAAATATTCTCTTGTGCCACAGAAGCACTAGAACAGTTTAGATTCAATGGTAGAATTAAAAGCGTATCGTTTAACTTCTCGAATATATAATTATGCACCTATTCACCAACATTAAGAAAGCTCTTGCATCTGTCATACATCATGAAGGTGTTCAGGTATCAAAAGATCGTGCAATGATATTTGCACCATTGGTTGATAACGACATTGATTCTTACACAAGGCAAGAATATTTAAGGGTTGGCAGATATTTAGAAAACAACTTCTCTTTTTATAAGAACTTAATTGAGACAATAGGAAGATACTGCATTTCAACAGGCATAATCCACAATCCATCTACTATAGACGAGAAGTTTAATAAAGAGGCATCCACTGTATTTGATAAATGGGCAAGTTCTAGGTTTTGCACAGCAACAGGAAATATGACATTCTGGCAGTTGCAACGACTAATTGCAGAAAGACTTATAGCAGATGGTGAAGTATTCTTGTTACTCACAAAGTCCAAAGAGAATTATCCACAATTGCAAGTGTTAGACCCTACAATAATAAAGTCTTCACATGATGATACTGTTGCACAAGATGGTATTTATTACGACAAGATTGGCAGAGCAGTTGCCTATTCAGTTCAGCAGGTGGATGGTTCTTTTAAACGAATTAATGGCGATAACATTATTCACATTCAAGACATTAAGAAACCTAGTCAGAAAAGAGGTATTCCTTGGGCTGCTTCTTCGTTCAACACAATAAGAGATATAAAAGACATTTTTAAACTTGAAAAAAACAATGTCAAAACAAGCCAATTAATTGTTGGAACAATATCAAACCCAGACGGTTCTAGTTCATTGGGTAAAGGTGGATTGTTTGGAGACTTACAACAGAACGCTTCAAGTTCAACTCCAAATATATCTTCATCACAGGTTGAGACTGTGATTGGTAGTGGCAAGTTTGTTGACATAGGCAAATCTAAACTTGAAATGTTGAAAACAGAAAGACCGTCACCATCATTTAACGGTTTTCTGGAAACACTTCATAGAGACATTTGCAATTCAATAGGTATTCCTTATGAATTCAGTTATTCGCCAGAGAAGCTAACTGGTGCAAGCATGAGATTTATAATACAATCAACTGACAATCTTTTTAGAGAAATACAAGACCTGTTAATAGAAGCATGTTTTCAAAGGATTTATATTTGGGTCATATCTGTAATGGTAAACAACAAGAAACTTGAATTACCAACAACAGATGAATGGTTTTCTAATCAATGGTCAAAGCCAGTATCTCTCTCTATTGACCTACAAAGAGCATCTAATATCGAGATCGAACAACTGAATAATGGTCTTACCACTTATGAGGATTATTACAATGCAAGAGGAAAGAACGCCAAAGAACAAATTATAAAGTGGTTGAATGAGAAGAAGTTTATTACAGAAGAGGCTAATAACATTGGTGTTATTTTAGATGGTGACAAATTATGAAAAGAAGAAACAGCATTTACGCAATGGAACCAAGTGCATTTATTAATATGTTATCAGGTGCAGCATCTGACACACTTTCCGATAATACAGTTTATTATTCTAACAGCGTGGCCATATTAAATATAAAAGGTGTTCTAGGTTATGATGAAGACCAAGTAAACATTCAAGACCTTTACAATGATATTCAAGCACTAGAACAAGAACAAGATATAACAACTATTGTTTTTGATATAAGTTCCCCTGGCGGCGTAGCAACTGGCATCAACCACTTGTTCAATATTATAAACACATCCACAAAGAGAACACTGGCGTTTACAGACTCACTTTGTGCTAGTGCTGCATATTGGGTTGCATCTGCTTGTGATGAGATTTATGCAACATTGTTTTCAGAAGTTGGCTCAATTGGTGTTTATTCATATTATGATTTTGAAACAGGTGCTTTACGACTTCAAGGGTTTGAACCTACTTTGATAAAGGCAAAAGAGTCACCAGATAAAGCAATTGGAATCATGCCATTTAATGATTCTGAAAAAGCAATAGTTCAGAATGAAGTGGATGTTATCTATAATGATTTTAGGTCCTCTGTTCTATCTAAAAGAAAGAACACTTCACCAGACGCGTTAACAGGTATTACCTACCCTACAGAACAGGGTATCCAGATGGGTTTATTGGATGGTGTAGTAAGTAACATGGACGAATTAATAGAGTTCATCAATTAATTTACATGCAACCAGTTGACAAATAAACAATCTCTAAAAGGCATTGACTATGAAGAAATTAAGCATTGTAGAATCACACAAGGAAGCACTTGCCACTATTGACAAGGTTAAGTGTGAAAACGAATTACTGGACAAACTCAATAAAGAAGCGTCTGAAAGAATACAATCTTTAGAGGATTCACAGAAAAAACTAAGTGAATTAATTGAGTCATTACAAGCGGAAATCGATAATCTTAAATCAGAAAAAGAATCTGCTGAAAGTCAATCAAAAGAGTTGTGCGATAAGATCGCAGAACTTGAAACAGTTTCCAAGGATGTTTCCGAAAGAACAGCACAAGCGGTTGCTCTTATTGGTGTTTCTGCATTAGAGGTTTCTGATGAAACAGTTTCAGAACCTACAAGAGAAGACATTCTAAAGAAATATAACTCCATCCAGAACCCAAGAGATAAGGCGGCATTTTATGTCACTAATCGCAAGAACATTCTGGGTTAATAAAACAAACAATAAGAAAAGAAAGAAAACAAATTTATGTCAAATACATTAGGAACAATTAGTGCTGCAATCGTGGCACAAGAAGCATTGACGAAACTGGAAGCACAGTTTCCTTTGCTCACAAAAGTAACATCAAACTTTGGTGCAGACAACATTGGTTATGGTTCTACCATCAACACACGAATTCTGTCCGATGTTACAGCCCAAGACTATGACGCTACTAATGGTTATGTGCCATATGCTGCCACTGGTAGCAATGTGTCAGTTACAATCAACAAACACAAACATGCAACAGTTGCATTTAATGACCAAGAGAACTCGGTTGGTGTTGATTGGGTTGGTAACTTCTCGGATGCAATAGCAGACGGTTTAGGCAATGCAATGGTGGATGACCTGTTTGCATTAGTGACAACTTCTAACTTCTCAAATGCAACTACTGTAACAAGTGTTGCTTTTGACAGAACTTCAATTATCAAAGCAAATGGTGCTTTATCAACTCGCAAGATTGCCAAAGCAAACAGATATGCAGTTGTTAATCCAACTTATTATGCTGCTTTAGCGGAAGATTCTTCCCTTGCTAACCAAGCATTTTACGCTAAGTCAAATCTTGCTGAAACTGGCATAGTTCCATTTGTGGGAGGTTGTGAAATAATTGAATCATCTGTTCCTACAAACTCACAAGGTCTAGTTGGTCTTGTTTATCACCCTTCTGCCCTTGTGATAGCAACAAGAGTTCCATCTGTCCCAGAAACATCATTGGGAGAAGTCACAGTAGTTTCTTCACCTAAACTTGGTGTCTCTGTTCAAGTTCGTAAGTTCTACGACATCGCAAAAGGTCAAACTGTAATATCTGCCAATATCATGTATGGTGTTGCAGTTGGAAATCCTTTAGCATTACAACGCTTCAAAGAATAAACTAAAAGCACAACCAATACGAAAAAAGGCGGTAGCAATATCGCCTTTTTTCGTGTTTTGACAATTAAGCAGATATATGAATGAATTTAATAACTTATTAGAACTTGGTTTCTGTGAATGTCTAAATGAAATTGGTGAAGTATTCCAACACAACAATCAATATTATGTTGGTGTTTACAACGAAACAGAAACAAACATGGAACTAGAATTTGGTGGTTTTGTAACTGTTGTAAAATCAACACTGGTTGTTATGGATCGTCTATTATTCACACCAAGAGTAGGTGACACAATCACATTGAGAAATAAGAGATTTAAGATCGAGACTGTAAAACAAGATATATTTTATGAATTGGTGTTATCTTCTTTCAATAAATAACCCATACAAAGACACTAAGAGAAAAACAAAACCTCTCCAATCCGTTTATATTGAATTAAAAATATTATGGTAACACTAGCAATTGATACAGCAGAGTTTAAAAGAGCAATCAACCGCTATCAAAGGCAGTTCAATGTAAAAATGCCACTTGTTTTGAAACAGGAAGCAAAGAAACTGGTTGAGCATATTATTAAATTATCTCCTCCTAAGTCAAGGAAGGTTGGTCAAAGTGGTATCAACAAAGATTATGGAAAGGTGTTTGTCATGCCTTCCTATATGTCAAAGAACTTTGAGAGTGATGACAGCAAGCTTCAAGAGAGGTTTAGAAAGTATTACCAGAAGAAAGACCTGTTTAAAATACAAGATGCAGCAAGTGACATGGGCATTTATAAAAAGATATACATTGGCAACTTCTCTCCTTCTCAACTGGAAAAAAAGAATGGAAGAATAACAGGCAAGAACAAGATAATGCCAACCAATGAATCAACTGTTAATTCTCACAAAAGAGCAAAGACAAAGAGTGTTGGTTTATACAAATCAGCTTGGGCAACTTGTGCAAATATATTGGGTGGCAAATATCCTGCATGGTGCAAGTTGAACGCTTATGGAAGAGTAATAGACAACACAGACACAAACAATCCAAGTGTTACACTGGTCAATAAATCACACTATGCAAGTAGTTTGAGCGAAAGACTAAATATTATAGCTAGATCACTTAAAGGAAGAACAAAAGCACTCGAAACAGCATTGAAAGTTGGTGTGCTGAACAAAGCACAACAGGCATATTATGGCAAGACAGGTTGACAATGCTTTAATATTATTATGAGTATTACCTACATTCACGATACAGCATTTTTCTATAGAATATCATCTAGCTGTTATCCATATAGTGTTTATCGTTCAGTTGATACAGATAACAAGGATATTCCATGTGTGGTAGTGAACTCATCTGATATAACAGTTTATTCTCCTAACATGCCATGTTACAATGTAGATTTAGATATTGTAATTGCCAGCAATGCACATGAAGAGAATCACAGTGAACACCAGATTGTATTGAATAAAGTAACTGATACAATGGTTTCTTCTTCATGGTCATCTGGTTCATTTAATGTCATTAATTGCACCTTTGAGAAGTCAACAACTGCAATTGACGGTGATTTAGAAGTCACAACATTAAACTATAAAGCAGTTACCACAACAAACGATGTTGATTCAATAATAAATTATCGCAATTGACAAATTAACAGAATGTAAAGGAAATATTTATGAATAATTACCATTCTGGAAGTTTATCAACTGTAACTTATGGTGTCCCAACATTAACGGGATTTGTTGTAGAATCGCATGACCTAACAGCTAAGGCAGCAAATGAGAATACAATTGCAAGTGAAGTTGGAAATGTTGTTTATCGAAGATATGACGATATAACGGATGAAATGTCAGTAGATGCAATATTTGTTAATGGCACATTGCCAGTAGTAGGAACATTAGTTGAATACCACTCAACCAAGTATATTCTTACCGAGGTATCTCAAAAGTTTTCTAATAAGGACTTTATGAAAATATCTTTAAAGGGAATAACAAGCGAATATATCACACTTACATAAGATATATCTTTTAATTGGTTTCGTGAAAAGAGGATGTTAAATCCTCTTTTTTATTGACAACGGCTTATTAATATAAATGAATAGGCAATTGGAATCATGGATAAATAACAAGCATAATGTTTTGGGTAAGATACTCAAACCATATTCCTTACATCATTACATATTAATGCAATCAATTGATTCTCCTTTGTTGTCACTAGAAAAGAATGTGACAATATCAGATTTTGAAATTGCTGTTCTCATATGTCGGTCATCGTTCGGTGACTCTCTCATTGATATTATAAACACTGAATCAACAGTTCCTAAACTAAAAAACTGGTTGTGGCACAAGATCAATACAAGAAGAAACTTAGCTTTAGAGATGAGAAAGTGGGTTGCTTATCAGAATGATTATATTTCTTTACCTACTCTATGGGAGAGAAACAACAGCAACACAGACCAACAGAGCAACATTCCTTTTGAGTTCTATCTTCTTATATCTTCCAAGGTAATACAATACACAGGATGGAGTGAACAAGTTGTTTACAATATGCCAATTGGAAAGCTTGTTTGGTATGCAATGACAATGGACTATATTAAAACGGGTGAAACATCGGTTATGAGTGATAAAGAAATAGAGATAACAGGGTTATTAGAAAATAAACAATTATGAGTGATGTTAAAGTAAGAGTTGGTGCAGATAATACAGCACTGGAAAGTGGTCTTGTTTCAGCAAGGAACAAAGTTGAACAATTCAGAAAGAACACGCAACAGAACTTCACTAAAATGGCAGGTGGTCTTGGTGGTGCATTGTCAGTTGGTGCAATTGGTGGTGGTATATTTGACACTATCAACAAAGGCGACCAGATAGGAGATTTAGCAGAGAGATTCAAAATAGGAACAACAGCGTTGCAACAATTTGGTTATGCTGGTGAACTGTCTGGAACAAGCATGGAAACCGTTGCAAAGAGCTTGCAGAAGCTAAGGGGTGCAAGTGCTGATGCTATATCAAATGGTGGTCAGTTATTACAATATTTTAATGATATTGGTATATCACAAGAACAGCTGCAAAATATGTCAACAGAAGAACTGTTTCTAACTGTAGCGGATGCAATAGCAAATTGTTCTACAGAATCAGACAAGATGACTCTTGCAACTGCAATGTTTGGTGAAAAAGTAGCAAGTGAAATGTTGCCTATGTTAGACAAAGGCAAAGATGGAATATTAGAACTTGCTAACACTGCACCAGTATTCGAAGAAAGTATTATTAATAGCTTCTCTGGTGTAGCAGACGACCTAACAACTCTAAAGAATCACTTTTCTGTTTTATTTTCATACATTGCAAGTGGTGCCGTCAAGATTGTTGAGGGATTTAACAAGATTGGAATTATTCTTGGTAGTGTGTTTGGTGGAACATTCGCAATAATAAAAAAACAGTTCTCTACATTGGTTGAGGCTTTTACGAAGGCTGTTAAAGGTGACTTTATTGGTGCATTTGATGTTATAAAGACCATGCCAGAGAACGCTATAAATGCAGCTAGTGCAACAGTTGATTCAATGTTTACCAAGTTAGATGAATATGACCAGAAGAAAGAAGAGTCAAAGAAGAAATATGAGAAAAACACAACGAGAAAACCAACTGTTATCACTACACCAAAAGAAAAGAAGGACATAGAAGACATTAAGAAGAAAGAAGATGATGCAGCGAAAGCAGCAGCAAAGAAAAGAGTTAGTGAAGAAGATTCTAAGCTAAGAAAGATACAGGAAGACTTAAACAGTAACAAGAAAGGTTTAAGTGGTGTTAGTATTGACAACATTTCGAAGATTGGAGGTGGTTTTGCTAATATGAATTATGGCAAAATCAGTGAGGAGCAAGATAAGAAAAAAGCTATATCTTTGCAAGAGGAACAAGTTGAGTTGCAGAAACAGACTGTTCAGACGCTAAAAGAGAAATTATCAAGCAATTCAACCACTAGCGGGGAAATAACATAAAAAGGAAATACTCTTATGGCACATTCTTATGGAAGTATATCGGGAAACTGGAAGAAAGAAGAATATTCTGTAGATAAAGATGGTTACAAGTCTTATACACGAACAAAGCACCTAGCATGGACAGATGGGACAGGTGATTTACCTGCAAGTGGAACAGCTATTGGCACAATGCGTTTAGCATCTGCAACTAAAAAGCGTTTAGATGGAAACATTGGTGAGATTACAGAAACTTACACTGAACAAGGTGGTGGCTATGTAGGTGCTGGTGTCCCTGAAACTACTTGGAGCGAAAACAGCTCACAAATGGAGGTAGATATAAAACTACACCCAAATTATGATGAAGCATGGGAAGAGGATAAAGCAGGTGTTGATTCTTATATAGTAGGAACAACAACGGTAACAAAATCGGAATATTTCACAAGTAAACCAAGTTCTGACAGATCAAGCCTAGGAACGAGAAGGTCACCAGGGGGTGATTATGGTTCCAGTGCTAATTGGTTGTTGATAGGTAGCAACAGAACAAAACAAGGAGAATACTGGGTAAGGTCAAACACTTATCTTTATTCTGAATTACCTTGGGACAATGATATTTACTAATGAACTACTCTATACAACAAACGATGCTAGTTCATATAACAGGATTTGGAAGGTCTTTAATGTCACAACTATACAAAGACACTGCCACAGAAACAGAACCTCTCTAATAGAGATATAAAATAATAATAATATGAATTGGCTATCATTAAAAGAACTAGGAAACAGGGTATCAACTGCAAAATATAATCAGTTAGTAGATGCTTGTCAGAGTGCATCATTGACAAGAGGAGTGAACTACACCCTATTAAAAACACCAGCAGGAACAACTATTGTTCCAAAAGGTAAAGATGAAACTATATGCACACATCCTTTTAAAGTTTTTCTGAAAAAAGAAAAAGATACAGAACAATATTACTTCAGTATTGAGCCAGAATCTTACCTATACGAATATATCGGACACAAGACGACAATCGAAGGTTTCACGGATCAAGGTATTGCAATTGACCTCTCCACAGAAGACCCAGTTTTACACCTGGAATTCACGGATTGGCTTATCACTAAAGCAAGTCTGGATGTCCTAGAAAAAACAAGATTAGACCAATATACAACATTCAACAACAATCCAGCGTCATGGGTAGAATTTGATTTAGATACTTATGAGGCGACAGATGTCTTTGTTCGCATCGCACACACAGACATTGAAACTGTTGATGAAATAGATAAGGTTGTAATAAAACAAATATTGAGAAACCACCAACTGTTACAACAATCTGTTGTAGCTGGTTTTCCTATGACCTATCCCATACCGATATGAAGTTCAACTTTTTACGGAAACTTAATGGATGGGGTGATTATGCACCTTTCGATTGCCATAGCGACTTCCTGCCAATAACAGGTTGCAAGCTACAAGAAGGAAGATTCACAAAATCTCCTAATGGCGGGGAAGAAGATATTCCAAGATCAGGAATCAGAATACAAGGAGAACCTAATCCACCAGCAGAAGAGATTTTGAATTATTATTATCCGATTACAATGACACCTATGCAGGTTTTCTACCTGTATTGGTTGCCGTCAATGTGGAAATATACAATCAGTCTTAGCGGACTAGTGTTGTCTTTCCGAATAAAAGTCCCATATAATAAGGCAGAACAATTCAAGGAATGGGGTGAGACCAAACAAAATAATATAAACATTACAAGCCCACCATACGGTTCTATCTTGTCATATCATCCAATTTATTTATATGAAGGCGGTGTCGGTTTTGAAGCAGACGAGGGGGAAGAATTCACCGATGCATTCGATGTTATATTCAGCACTCCTCCAGAAAACCAGACAGGCGAAGACGACCCGACGAAAAGAGAATATTCATTGACCCACGATCTCAAGAATCCTGACGACAATGAAGACATACATCATGCTGCTGATGACTATGTAGAATATAAAAATCCACCAGCACTTACAAACTACAGAAAGGGATTGATTCAAGCTGAATTAGGTCATGCATTTGTATATCAACCAGAAGACATTCAAATAACACCAGAAGAAGTTGATTTGATAGAACTAACTGAATTGATTGTTGATGAAGTCGTGGAGTCACCACCAGACTATTATGGCAGAACATATAAGGCACTAAGTAACAAATATATAATAAAAGGTAGAAGTGCTGTAACATTAAACCACACAGTGATTGACCCTAACGATCCTCCTACAGGTGATGAACTTACCTATATGGATAATCTAATAGTTGGGAAAGACATAAGCCTATTAGTGACATTTGATAACTCATTATTCTCATCTTATTACAACATGATGCCTTTTTGGTATTGTCCTTACAACAGCAAGAGACGGCTAAGACCGTTATTGCACTCGGAACTTAGCCTGTCATGTGCCATGTCATCAAACTACTATGATCTCATAAACTTCAGAACTCTGCACTACTCGACAGGTGCAAGCAGCATCACTGATGCTAATGGGCTAGATATTAACATGTGGTCACTATTTAATTTCAAGATGTTAGCCTATAACGAAACAGAACCACGACCAATAATTGATTTGCACGAACTGCCAGTCTTTTTTAAACAGCCATTAGATGAACCAGATGAGTTGCAGCGAACTATAAATGCCAATATGTCGCTAACTTGTGAGGTGGTAGAACACCATCCAGACTTTGCAGAGATAGAGGGCTATGATGACCCAGACGGGTCATTCCCAAATTATTCAGGATATGACCCTACGGCCACTGGTATCCAATGATTTCTGCTTTATACGAATCAAAACAAGTAACGGAGATTGTGTCAATCGGTGGTTACATTTTCGGTAGCACCGTCTGGAAGATAGTGTTAGATTATCCAATAACCGAAATCAAAGAACTGGATATGTATTGTCCATCATTGCAGTCTTTTTATAAGTTCAAAGATACAGCACTAAGGATTGGGACACATGATATAACACTAGATATTTGTCCAATGTTTAGGTTCAAAGATGGTGCTGATATTGATATTAATTGTCTCAAGACCTATAGAACAAAAGATGACATAACTATCAGGGACTCTCTCATGCCAACCGATTGGACATTGGATAACATCATAAAAAACATCAAGAATAAACTGTTTAGAATAAACCCTTTAAACAAGAACCCTAACAGAATTAGAAAAATAAACGCTTTGCTAGATAATGGGTGGCAGGTTAATAAATAACACAATCAAGTTGACAATCCATGAGTTAATATGGATTTATTCGTAAAAAACAATTATCTGGTCAAAGGTGTAAATGATTGTCGTCTAGTTGAGGACATAGAAATATCCCACAAAGATCATGTTCCTGTTTATGTTTATTATATAACTACTAGTTCAGTTTCACCAATACCAGACCTACAGCAATTAGTTCTTTCCGTTGAGANATATAAAGACCATACACATACTGGTTCAGTTGCTTACAATGACACTTGGACTTATTCTAGCAGTTACAATTCTATTCTAAGAACAGACACAGACCAATTAAACGATATTTTTAGTGACGGTAAAACAAATTATCTAGCTAAGTTGCAATTAAGGATTGTTACAAGCGGAAGCACTACACTTGTAAACCCTGTAAACCTGCTAATAAATAACGAGTATATTGATAATGGCGACATTCTGCCAACAATATCTGCTTCTTATGCTCAAACATCATCATATATTGATTTAAGCAACTACATTCAAAACAATCAGACTTCTTCGATGGAAGTGATGTCTTCGAGTTATTCTTTAACTTCTAGCTATGCTTTGAATGTTCCAGAGGTTG